TCATATTAACTGTTTCTTCTGTTTTAATATTAAATCCTGTCCATAAACCATCTCCGGATTCACATAGCTTATTTGCTAACATTTCAGCCTGAGTGTTATCATAACCAGCATTAACTAAAATCTGGATAAATGGTTTTCTACATGCTTTCTTTACAATTTGGTACCCTAATGAACTAGTATCTAAACCATTTGAACTATATAATAAAGTAGTCCCACCACCAGGTACGATACCATTTTCTAAAGCAGCTTTGGTAGCATGTAAAGCATCATCAACTCTATCTTTTTTCTCACGAATTTCTACCTCAGTATAACCACCAACATGAATAATAGAAACACCACCAATCATTTTAGCTAAACGATTTTGAAGGTGTTCAACAATATATGGAGTATCTTCTTTATCAATCTGGGATTGTAAATCAGAGATTCTAGTATTAATACTCTCTTCAGTACCCTTACCATCTACAATTGTAGTTTTTTCTTTTGAAATAGTAACAGTTCTGGCTTCACCAAACCAATCATAAGAGAATTTATCAAGTTTCATCCCTTTATCTTTATCAAATACAGTACCACCAGTTAAAGCGGCTATATCTTCTAAAACTAATTTTTTTCTATCACCAAAATCAGGTGCTTTTACAGCTGCTACTTTAAGTATACCTCTTGCCTTATTAACAATTAATGTTGCTAAAGCTTCCCCATCAATATCATCAGCAATAATAAGTAAGGATTTATTAGCATTTGAAACTCCTTCTAAAATAGGTAATAATTCTTTAACTTGTGTAAATTTATGATCTGCAATCAATACATAAGGATCTTCTAATGTACAACTCATATCCGAGTTATTAGTAACGAAGAAATGTGATTTATAACCTCTGTCAAATTGCATACCTTCTACAGTTTCAAGATATGTTTCTCCTGATTTACTTTCTTCAATATGAACTATTCCTTCTCTACCTACTTTATCAATAGCACTAGAAATTAATTTACCTACTTCAACATCATTATTAGCTGATATAGTTGCTATTTGTTGTAGTTGTTCTTCACTTGAAATTTCTTCACTAATGTTATTTTTAATATTATTAATTACTTCTTGAACTGCTTTATCTATTTGTCTTTTAATCTCAACAGCATTCTCACCATTGTTTAAATGCTTAAGACCTTCTCTAATTAATTCACGAGCTAATAAGGTTGAAGTTGTTGTACCATCTCCTGCTTTATCTGCTGTTTTAATGGCTGCTTGCTTAACCATCTGTGCTCCTAAATTTTTCACTAAGCCATTTACTGTAATATTTTTTGCTACAGTTACACCATCTTTTGTATGGATTGGTTTTAGAGAATTATCATAACTGGATTGATCAATTAATACATTTCTACCATTAGGACCTAATGTACAAACTACAGCGTCTGCTAATATATTAATTCCTTTCATTAATTCAACCCTAGCTTCAGGGCCAAAATGAACTTCTTTACTACTATCTACCATTTCTTATTGATTTATTTTTGCTAAAATTTGATTTTCTGGACCAACCCAATATTCTTCACCCTCATAAGGTAATTTTGTAAAACCTTGAGTAGGTAATACTACTATATCTCCCACTTCACTCATGGTTTTAACAAATTCACCCATAAGAGTGTATTGTCCTGGACCAACTGAAATGACTTCTCCTGTTTGGTTCTTATCATTCCCCATATCAGGGACAATAATATTACCATGTTGTGTTTCTTCAGCCTCTATAGGCTTAACAATAACTGCATTGAATAATGCTTCTAATTTCATAATTCTTTGTAATTTAATAGGGTTTTTAATTTATTTCTTAACTCATCCCACTTGCTTATATACTCTTGTATACTTTCATAATGTTCTTGGTTATTTATTAGCTGTTCTTTAGCTATTTTTTCTAAAGCTGAGCCAAAGGAATTATAATGTCCTTGGGGCTTTTCATAAATTTTTACATCATCTCCTTCTTTTAAGGTTTTACCTTTTCTAGTTTTTTTAGGAGCTACAGACTCATACACTGTATAACAATGGGAGTCTTTACCTATAAAGTAGGGTTCTAATAGTGGGTCTGTGATTTTTGCCATATAACTTTTTTATTATTGTTTACTACAATATACGAAACTTATTTAAATAAACCAACCTAAAGGGCGCTTTTAATTAGTTAATTTTAATTGATTTTGGCTTTTTAGATTCTACAATTGGAATAAAGATGTGAAGTAAGCCATTCTTCATTTCAGCTTTTAAACTTTCAAGTTCAAATTTTGCTGCTACTTTATAACCTAAGTTAAAAGATCGTTTGGATAATCCTTTATAGATATAACCGCTATAATCTTCTACTGCGATCTTCTTGTCATAGATAATCTTTAAAACATCTCCATCTATTTCTATTTGGACATCTTTTTTAGTCAGACCAGTACAGGCAACTTCAAAATGAAGTCCCTCATCGTCATAAAAAATATCTATTGGGTGTGGTTGTTTGTTTTCAAACGTAGTTGGTTGAAAAGCTCCGTCTGCCTTAAACAGGTTACGGAATAGTAAGTCGAACGGTGTCCGCTCATTAAATAATGTACTCATATCATTTGGTTTTGTGAGGCCGTAGCTCTCGGTTAATAAAAATAAAACGTGCGCCCTTAGGTCAATTTATTATAACTATATTAAAAATTAGTTTCTTCGCGACGTACCATAAAATATTCACTAGAAACTCCATTATTTGAAAATTTTAAACTCATTAATCCCATTTCACTTAAATATAACTCTCCACCTTCCATGTCTTTATTAGCTTGAAGGATAAGTTTTAACATATCTGAATTAAATGGTAGTTTTATGTTTGTTTTATTAATCTCTCCTGAGATTTGGTATGTAATTTTGTTATTGTGTCCAGATTCATCTCCAAATACAAATTCAACAACATCTTCATCATCTAGATTTTTAGCAGTAGTAATTAACATATTATCTACTTGAGCTAATGCACTTTTAGCCTTAATTAAATTATCAACATCTTCAACTGTTAATTTCAATTTTACAACCCAATCAGCTTCATTAACTTCCCCTACTTTATTTATTAATAAGGGGTCTGATAGAGCATAATTAAGGTTAAAATTAAGATCTGATATTTTTAGTTTAGTGTATATTGCATTATTTTTTTCTAGTTCTAGAAGTAAATCACCATTACAAATACTAATTAAGCTATTAAGTTTTTTGGTATCATAAATTGCTAATTTACTATCTTCTAATTGAAAATTATCACATACTACTTTACCAATAATGTCTTTTGTAGGTGTCATAAAGTCAACCTTCAAAGCATTATCTTTAATAACCCATTTTACTGATTCATTTACTCCCAGGTAATATTTATTAATTATACTTTGTACTACTAGTTTATTTATCATTTATATAACTTTTAATTTAATATACGAATTATTCTCCCCACTTCCAAATTGAACCTTGAGATGATTTTTGTTTTCCTTGACAACACAAATGAATACCATACTTGCTTAATCCTGATTTTTTTATACTTGTTATTGAATCCCACTTTTTTATAAATTCACCCTCTAAGTCATATTGTATTATTACTTTTTTAGGGTTATTGCTGGGTTTACCTAATTTTTTATTACTTTGTATTTTTTTAGTTTCATCAGTATGTTTCTTTCCTTGGAAATTGCTAGGTTTACCTATTTTAGCATTTCTCATTTTAAGTTTAGTCTCAATTGTTCTTTTTTGCCCCTTTAATTTATCTATAATATGTTGAGATAAGGGACCAAATGAACCTACATCATGCATATTGCAAAATAAAACTTGGGTTAAGTCTCCTTGTTTTTCATTTAATATAACCTCTTTCCAATATACTTCTTTTTCATATAGTTGATCGATATTGCATTCTTCTATTATTTCAAATTTATGGTTTTCCCACCCATACTTATTTAAAGAATTACTTATTTTAGGCCCTATTACTCTCTTATCAGCACTTTTATAAGCGTATTTTCTTTTATTTATATTCATGCTTTGCCCTATATAAATTTTTCCTTTGGGGTTTGTTATTTTGTATATTCCAATCATATGTTTTGATTATACATATAACAAAAATGGACTTTTACACTAAAATTATAAAGAACTAGTCAAAATTGAAGAACATTTTTTGATAAGGATTTAATTGAAGACTCCAATCCAGATCATTATAAAAACCTTCTAATTTATTTAATAATATTGATTCAAAAATCTTCTTTCTATCAGCATTTTCCTCAATAAATGTACGAATCTTCTCAGGCAAAT